GGGTACCACTGCCCACTCAGTTGCGTCACCGGCAGCCGCTGCTGCCAGATCGCGTCCGAGTTGTACTGCCACACCGCCGAGCTCGAATACCGGGGGAAGCGGTCCACCGTGCTGACCCGGGTCGAGCTGACCAGCGAGCAGTTGTTGGTCTCCTCGATGTAGCGCCGCGCCCCGGCGATCAGGCCGGCGATCAGGGCGTCGTCGTCGGCGAAGTCCACGCGCAGGTGCTGCTTGACTTCCACCAGGGAGAGGGGCTCACCCTGGGGAGCCTGCGTCTGCACCAGGCCGCGCGGCATGGCTCACCTCACCAGATGGCGGTGATGTTGGTCGCCGTCGTGCCCGTGGCCTTCACCCGCGCCGCGGAGACGTTCAGGGTTGTCCCGACCGGCACCGCCTTGAACAGCGTCGTGTTGCCGTTGGCGTCGATGATCGTCACGTCGCCGGCGCCGCCGACGTACAGGGCCGTCGTGACAAAATTCAAATCCGTGGTGTCGCTCGGGGTGACGGCCGCCGTGTTGCGGGCGCCCTGCCGGCCGTGGTCGGTTGCGGCCATAGGCCCTCCGCGGGTTAACCGTAATCGCCCGTGACCATCTGCCGGCTGAGCTGCGGCACCGGCAGGGTGCCGCCCTGCACCATCACGTAAAAGCCCTGCTTGCCGGTGTCGGTGATGTTGACCTCGATCAAGCCCGCGGCGTTCGAATGAACGTAAATAGCCTTACCCGCGACGTAGGTCTGGAAGCTGGTCCCGGTCACGACCGACAGGCCCGTCGAGGGCGTCAGGGTCGTGATGACGCCCGTCGAGAGAGCCAGCACCACGTCGGCGTCCATGACCGTGGGGGCCGTCGCCGTGCCGCCGTCGGTGCGGGCGATGGCGTTGCCGGCGTTGTCCAGGAACTGGATCGAGCACTTGGAGACGTTGGCGCCGTTCGCGGCGAAAGTAAAGGACACCTTGCCCACGATCACCTGGCCGTTCAAAGCCTGCTGGCCGAACATCGAGAGCAGGCTGCCGGTGTCGGCCACCTCCTCGGTGGTGACCGTCGAGCCGTTCATCGTCGTGCCGGCCGGCTGCTGCTTGATGTAGATTTTGGACTGGCCGGAATAGGTCGTGTCCTGGCCGGTGGCCATCGTGGGCCTCCTTTAGCTCGAAGCCACAAAGTAGCCCGTAACGGCGACCGTGGTGTCGTGGACCACGGGCCGGCCCTTCGAGCGGTAGAAGATCCCGACCACGCCGTCGATCGCGCAGTTGGCGGTCGCGCGGGCGATTACGACCTTGATGAACTCGAGCTGCACGAGCGCCACGTCCAGGACGATGAGCTGGTTACTGAGGTTGCCGCCCACGTCGGTGACCACCAGGCCCGCGTTGGTGGACTGCTGGGTCACCGTGGCGTTGGCGCTGTTGAGCGTGGCGAAATCGGCATACGAGGCGGTGCAGTTGTTGTAGCTGCCGCCCGAGGTCGCACAGTCCTGGACGTTGATCGTCAGGACCGTGGTCGCCGTGGCGGTGCCGACCGCGATCACGATGCACACGGCGTCAAAGCCGGTCTTCGCGTTGGCCGCCGCGCCCGCCAGCCCCGCCTGGCTCTGGCCCTGGAGGTCAAAGGCGCTTGAGGTCAGCGTCGTTGTGCCGGCCCCCTGCGCGTTGAAAATGCGGGCGAATTTGCATTCTTTACTCAGGTCCAACATGGAAAATCGCTCCTTAGCGCTTGATGGGCGCCGGCGCCTCCAGGCCCAGCCGGACCCGGACGGTTTCATGCACCACCGTGGTGTGCTCCACCTTGCGGTCCTCTTCCGTGAGGCCCTTGAGCCGGGGGTCGTTTTCGTCCACCGCCGCGGCGGCGCCGCGGGCGATCATGCGGCGGGCGTCGGCCACCGGCACTTCAATCTCGTCGCCGCGCTCGCAGCTCCAGGTCGGGGCCGCGAAGCCCCAGCGGGTCTTGACCCGCACCGTCGGCTGTTCCAAGGTCTTGGCCACGGGTCGCCTCCGTTAGTGAACGAGGTACTTGATCGGGTGCGTGCCGGCGTCGATCAAAAGTGCATCGGAACGCATGAACATCACAAAGGCTTCCTGGTCGGAATCAGCGTAACGCTCGACCAGTCGCCGCATGCGGATGGCCGAAACGTCGCGGATCTTGAACTTGCGGAGGGCCCCGTAGACCACGGTCTTGTTGCCGCTCGTGATCGTCGAGGCCTGCGACTGGTTGATGAAATAGGGGTCGCCGTCGATGGTCGAGGGCTGCCCCGTCGCCAGCCCGGGCTGCCAGAGGTAACGGCCGGTGCCGTCCTTGAGCAGCTTGATGGCCAGGAGGATCTGGTCGTGGAAGGTCCAGCCCACGCCCGGCTGGCTGCGGTAGGCGGGGTCCACGGAGTGTTTGAGCTTGTAGAGGTCGTCGGCCGCAATGGCCGTCGAGCTGGCCGCCTGCACGCCCTGGGTGGCCCCGGTGACGTAGCCGATGGGCTGACTGGCCCCCGTGCCGAAGGTGAACTCGTCGGCCTGGATACGGCCGATGCGGATGCCCAAGAGCTCGCCCAAGGTCTGGGCGAGGTCAAAGGCCGAATCCTCCAGAAGCTCGACCGGCACCAGGACGATTTTCGAGGTGTACTTGTAGGCGTGGAAGACCGCCTGGCCGAAAACCGGATCCACGTTGGAGGGCACCGTGGCGTTTTCCTGGACGCGGGCCCCCTTGTTGCTCGTATCGTTCACGGTCGGCCAGGGCAGGTCCTGGCCGGAGCTGGTGCGGATGACGTCGGCCCACTGGCGGACCTGGGCGTAGGCCAGGAGGGCCACTTCCAGATTATTGACAAAGCCCTCAGGCACCGTGTAGCCGCCGGCCACATTCGCGTTGACGGCTAAAGCGCGGAGCTCGGGATTGAACTGCGAGCGGACCTGGCGCAGGCCCCGGGTGTCGTGGATCTTGAGGTCGATCTCCTTGCGGTCCATGAAGGGCTTCATGCCGCAGACCTCGACGGCCGACTCGTGCCGCTTGCTGATCCCCTCGACCCGCCCGGTGGCCCGCAGCATCCAGGCCTGGAGGGCCAGGCAGCGCTGCTCCTCGGTGACCTCTCCCCGGAACCAGCCCCGTTGCTTCCATTCCTTCTTGGCGGACTTGGCCTGGCGCTTGGCGGCCTTCCGGCCGTCGTAGGGCTCGCGACCGATGGACGGGTCGTTGGCCGGCTCCTCCAGGAGCTGGGAAACCTTGTCGGCCCGCTCCAGGACGTCCACGCGGGCCTTGGCCTTTTCGAAGTCCTTGTTGGCCTTGTCCCAGGCCTCCTTTTCCTCGGCGGTGAAATCCCGCTTCTGGCCATTAGCCAAGTCGGCCAGCCGGCGGATTTCCTTATAGGCGGGGACCAGCTCTTTTTCGCGAATGTCCTTGGCGGTCGCTTGCTCGGCCACGGTGGCCTCCCGGTTCCGTATGGGCCGGCGAGGCACCCAAAAAGAAACGGCGGGAACCAGGCCGGCGAAAGTTACCTTTCACCCGGCAAGTTTCCGCCGACTCGGCAGCGTTGACTTGCTTTCACCGCGGGCGACGGTCGGCGACTCGGCGCCGGCCCGGGGCCGCGGAGGGAAGTTGAGTTGTCGGGGACAAGCCTACCAGAAGCGGCCGGGCTTGTCAAAGAGGGATTCAGATCTCTCCCAAAAGCGCCTCGGCCTCCAGGGCCCGCTTGTGGTAGCCGGCGAGCTGGACGGTCAGGGACTCGGCCTGAAGCCAGGCCTCCAGCTCCTTGCGGGCCTCGGCGGGGTCGTCGAGGGCGCGGACGCCGGTCGTGCTGCCCGAATAGGCCGGGAAGGTCACCGGGCCCACGTCGAACAGCCGGACGCTGTGCAGCTCGCGGACATAGCGGTCGCCTTCCTTGAAATGCACCATGCCCTTTTGCTCGTGCGGGATGAAGCTGAAGCTGCTGCCCGTGACGTCGCCGCGGCGGATGGACTCCATCACGTCCCGGGCGGTCTGGGTGTCGGGCATTTGCACCTCGTAGCGCAGGCCCACCTTGTCCACGGAGAGCTTCATAGTACCGGCCGAGGCGCGGCCGAGGATGAAGTCCACGTTGTGATTAAAGAGCGCCCGGCAGTCGTCTTCCTTCAGCGCCCGGTCGAAGCAGCCCGGCATGATGCGCTCGACCAGATCGTCGTAGAGCTGGTACTCCGTGCCGGCGTTGCCCCGCTGGTAGAAGGGCGCGGCGTAGCCCACGAGGTAGGGCGGCTCGGTGCCGACGCGCTGCTCGACCTTGACGGGGTGGTCGGCCAGGGACAAAAAGCGGCGCTGCATGGTTAGGACTCCTGGGGGGCCGCCGGGCCGGCCCACTCGTCGGTTTCAGGCACCTCGGCCGGGCAATATT